CTGTCAACGCAATTACTTTTTCTTTGCTGTACTCTTCTCCCGTTTTTGCCATTTCCGCTCCCAGCTGTTCTTTGACTTCTTTCTGCCTTTCAATCAGGGATTCTCTTTCTTTTTCCTGCTGTCTGTAACTTTCATCTGTATAACTTTTTACCGTTACTTCAATACCGTCTACCATAGAGATACTATCTATACGATGATATGTGGTTTTCACACCTTTTCCGTTGATAAGTTCTTTTTCCAGTGCCATGTTCTTTCCTCCTTATGTTGTTCTTTTCCATATGTAACACGTAATGTATGGCTGTACAATGCCAGTCTCGCTCGTATCGCCTGTTGATGAAGCCTGTGCTACATCGCGAGTGTTTGTCGATGCCTGAATCCCTGCGTTTACACTTGCCTGTGTACTACCTTCATACGCATAGGTACCATAACTTGATGTAGAGTATTTATACGCTTGTATCATATTATCGTCAGAACCCACAGTAGCACCGAAGTAACCTTTATATCCAATCTTGAATTCATGTCTTTCGGTTTTCTTGCCGCCTGTTTTTTCTACTGTATTAAAGTCGTTGTCGGCAGTATTCACTCCTACAGGGACACGACCGCCTCCCCACGCTGCCCATGTGCCGCCATAAAGTGTGCCCGGGTTTGTAGAAACCGTTGTTTCAAATAAGCTGCCTATTGGGTGCGACAATAAAAAAACATCAGTCTCTTTTGCACACTCATCTATTTGTAGTTGCAGATTTCCCGCAACGTCACCGGATAGGACATCCTTCAAATTTTCAAACCATGCTAAAAACTCTTGCTGTTCAATGCTTCTAAAGTCATTCAAATCACTCTGAATTTGGTTATATAGCTCGCTAGTGTCTATGTTTTCTACAAGTCCGACAACGATACCGCAAACATCTGTATCCAGTCGTGTGTCAGTAATATTTCCAGCAGTTATCTTCGTAGCGTTAGCAGGAACAAGAATTTTTGCTAAGCATAACTCGTATACTGATGAATCACGCTGTAGTGATGGCGTAATTGGGTCCCCACTTGGAGAACCTTTTTTTACAAAAACATCTATATTTCTGGCAGCTTGGCGATTATCCCACCTTAAAACGATAATATCAATTCTTGGCTGCGATGTACCGGCATCTAACGTGAAGTTTCTTCTGCTATCTTCCATGCCACAAGAACCGTTAATCCAACATGTGCCCTTATTTACCGATATCGTCATACCTTCACTAGGATTTACGATAAAACCTATTTCGGGAGCCATAGAGCTGGTTCTCGTTGATACTATTCCATTTGCTAGTAAGGATGCAAATGTTGCTCTTAGCTGCGCTGCACTATTAGGTCTGTCATATACAGGGGTTCCATACTCGTCATATGTCACCTGACTATCAAAAAATATACTTTCCAAAAAATCACCTTCCTTTTTATTTTCTTCTTGGCACCTTATCCCCGAAAATAACGTTTATTTCCCTTCTGTTTTCTTTAACAGTTTCATTTATGCCTATAATTCGAGATTGATATTCCCCCATATTTTTTAGAATGATGTCACACTTGTCGCCCAAGTCAAAGTTTTCTTTATATATCATATCGCCGATAAGGTCAAAGCTGATATTTAATATTTTTTTATGCTTGTTGAGGTATTCTGTACCTCTTTCCGCCAGTGTCTCTTCATATTGTTGCTGTGACATGCCTTCTTCCTTCTGCAAGTCTCTAGCGTCAACGTAAAGTCTTTTTAACTTTTCGCCGCCGGAGTTATCCACGATTACCTTTTGTCTTTGGTCTCCTTCTCCGCTTCCTGCTACGACTGCGTAGTTTTTATAGTTGCTGTCGTCTGTAGTAACTACAAGATTTTTAAAATGCCCCCAGCTTTGACTAAAGATAGCAGGTTCATGTCCTAATATTGGTGCAATCTCCGATGTTCTATCAAATCCTGCCCACACCTTAAAATTTGTTTCATTGTTTATGTAGTCGTAGCTTAATGAAATACTGCATTCATACTTTTGTAGTATCGAATACATTTGGGCGGCGACTTCTTCCCCGGTGGTTTGAAAAGAAATTGATGTCGTAGGAGCTTGGGAAATGTCAACATTAAGATTTGGAATATTTGTACAGTAGGTCGATAACATCGTACCTATACAGTCCTTTACACTGCCACTAAAAGAGAATGTCGGATGTAAAATATAGTCATTTAACACACTTTCTATGAAAAAGCCGCTTATTTGTACAAATTCCCCACGTTCTTCGCCGGTATACACAACCTTTTGAACAACGCCTATTTCTCTTTCAGAGGCTCTATACACATATTGAAATTCTTTATCGAAATCCCTTGCTAAAATTTGTACAGAATACTGTCCGCACTCGTAGTAACGCCTATTCCATTGGAGATTGATATAGTCAACAAATTTTATCGTGTTAAAGTTTGAATCTAAAAAAACTAAATCCATTTTTACACCCCTGCGTAAAGCTGATTGTAATATAAGTAAATGTGTGTGCTTGTTTCATTTGAATCTGCACTGTAGGAAATATTGCATCCTCCCCGTTCTATTGCAAAAAAGGTGCTTCTGCGGTTAAGACAGTTCGGAACTTTTTTTCCGTCTATTTCAACAGTTCTTCTTTCAAAGTCAATTTTTACGGTCTCATAAGCTTTCAGTTCGATTGAAAATAAAACAAATTCTTCATCATTTTTATAAATCTTTAGCCCGTTAACATTCTCTTCCGGTTCAATTACAATAGTACAATATGTTTCTACTGCACCATCGTTCGGTACGAAAACGTGTTGCGCAAAGTTTCTCGCACTGGCAACAAAACCTTTTTCTGCTGAAATCATTAGAGGAAAGCCCATCATTGGAACAATTGTTGATAAGTCCTCCCCAAAATCATCATAGGATTTGAAATAAGGACTGGGGCAAAACACAGATAGCGTAAACATTTGCGGTGCAAAAATATTGTTTGTTGGTAAGTCTCTTGCATCCACAATACACTCACACCACACCGTATTGTTTTTATATGTGACATACATTTTAAAGGAGTTTTTTGGGTTAAAAAAAGAATTAATTTTTTCACGAGATGTGTCAAATTGTCCGGCATAATCATTGCAGGCGGTAATAGTTACTGTTCTGGAGCTAACGCGTGTCCCTGTTATGATATCGCCGTCACCAACCGCACGCTTTTCTGTAAAAATTTCTTGTGTGATTGTGCCTAACCCCTCAATACTGATGATTTTAAAATAATCCGTAATGTTAAGTGTTAAGCCGTCATCTCTTACGAATCTTATCATCCTTTATCACCTGCC